TGGCACCCATATCACCCTTTACTCCTTGTATTCCTTGGTTACCTTGGGGGCCTTGTGGTCCAGTCGCACCAGTATCACCTTTCACACCTTGTATTCCTTGGTTACCTTGAGGTCCCTGTGGACCTGTTGCGCCGGTATCACCAACGTTACCGTTTAATACAATTCCAGAAGAAGTGTAATAAGCGATAAGTTCCTTCAACGCGCCTGAACCAAGTCCGTCCCACTCATAGGCGTTGCCTTTAGCTAACCCGCGCATACCTATAAACACATGGGTACGCCGTGCAGCGGTCCAAGTTTTCGTATCCTTTGAACCACATTCGATCAAGAAGTTTCTTACTGTGCTTGTAAGGGATGATGCGTCGAAAGTAAATAAGCAAACTATTTTTCCAGTAGTCACAAGGTCCGCTATCCCGTCCATACAACTTGCTGTGCTATACGTGTCGTACCATGTAGCTTTTTCTAATGCATTTGTGGTTGGGTTGATTATAGCTAGACAATGTCCTCTCGTTACTCCTGATGTAAGTTTGGTTCCGTTTAGCCACAGCCCCTCGTCTTTTCCAGCTTGTGAGTAATCGTAATTACTTCCGACAACCTTAACATAATGCGCATTTTCACCAGGAATACCTTGGTTGCCTTGTGGTCCTTGAGGACCTGTCGCTCCGGTATCTCCTTTTGGGCCAGTTTCCCCTTGTATGCCCTGATTACCCTGTGGTCCTTGCGCTCCTGTATCGCCCTTCGCGCCCTGAGCTCCAGTTGCGCCGGTATCACCCTGGGGTCCTTGCTCTCCAGTATCACCTTTCTCTCCTTTTTCACCTTGGGGTCCCTGTGGTCCAGCCGGTCCGGTAGCTCCACCAGCACCATCAACACCCATCCTGGTAGCGATATAGCCTACGGAGGTGGTTGCGTCTGAATATAAGGTGGTCTCTTTTGTCCAGAGATACTGTCCCTGTGGTACGTTAGGCATTGAAGTTAGCCATTCCCCTGTAGGAACATCTGTCATGCTAGTACCAACCTGGTAAGTGTATGTGTTTCCAACAATGGACTTAACGTTATTAACCTTAGTGTCGATCTCAGTAATTGCGCTCTCTACAGTCTTCTTACTCTTACCAAACAAAATATCGCCAGCACTAATTCTCAGGTGAAAGTTCCCGTCATCGCCTTTATAGAACTGAATATACTCATTCGTATCGCCAAATCCTACCTGGCCATCTGAGCCGAGATAGAATCCTCTGGTGGTATTGAGCGCAGAAGTCTTAGCTCCGGAATATATGCAGTCGTGTCCGATATGGTTTCCACCGATGTCAGCACCAAAAGCTACCAAGTCGGTCACCGCCACTTTATCTGCTGTGATACTCTTGGCCTGGATAACAGTACCGTTCAAACTGTTATAGTCAGTCTGCTCCGAAGTTACTCCTGATCCGTTGGTATTAAGCTTGTAGTAAAGGCCATCTTCCCCCTTAATGACCAGCTTATCTGCCTTGATGGTGTTACCCTCGATCAGATCACCTTTGATAGTTACACCGACCAATTCGCCAGTAATAGTCTGGTCGCCGACCACTACATTCTTAATCAAGCCAGATTCTGAATAGAATTTCTTCATAGCCGCTATGCCAATATTGGAGAAATCAATGCTTGCGTATTTCAAATCAGCGTCTGCGGCGTTAATCTTTTTTACATCCAGCTCATTGATTAACGCTTTGTTAGCCGCCAGTTCATCCGTAACGGTACTCTCAAATTCCGCGTATTTAGACTTAATGCTGGTAGTTTCTGCCTCAAGTGCTTTCAGACTTTCAATGGTGGCAAACTTAATATCAGCCTCTTCTGTCTTGATATAGTTTGACTCGATCTGTCCTACCGCCAGTTTCAGTTCTGATAAGCTCCCGTCCAGAGTATTGTACAACCCCTGCAGATTTCCCACCGCACTGCTGCCATATACACCCTCGTCAAAATGCAAAATATCCGATACATTGATAGTCCCCGTGTACCGTCCATCATCACTGATTACGGTGTTAATAATTTCCTGGGCGGCCTGGAGCTTCTCCCTGGCCTCTTCGAATGAGGGAAGCTTATTGGCCAGTTCGCACTCATCTTTGGTATGGTCCTGTGGATATTGTGTAAGCTTGATGATCCGCTGCTTTTCCCGGATCCCGGTGGCGGCATCGATCAGGGTGATTGTATCTCCCAGGGAAAAAGAAAAATCATCGTATCCGGCTCTTTGTTTGGCCAGATCAATAATATCAGCACTGTATGATACTTCCGGCTTTGACAGATCTTTCAGCCTCGCTTCTGCATCCTCTTTCATGGCTGCAGCATCTGTATAAGATTCGTCTTTCCAGATGTAGGTCTTCACCTTATTCGTGTACTGGTAATTTTCCAGGTAATTCTTCCCATCGTTCACGGACTCGATGGTAAGCCCGTCCTGGCCAATAGGGATAATTCTCGTATAATAGTCGTAGGTGCTGCCCTTCCTCTGTAACCGTTTCAGGTTAAGCCCTGTGAGGAAAAAGTTCCCTTTATCCTGGCCAACCTGATCGTAAAAGGATACTGTCTTTTTCTTGGTATCATAAACGACTTCACACATAAATGCAGTACACAGCTTCTGAATTACTCCAAGCGTATTTGTCTGCAATATCCCTGCATTTCTTTTCTTGGTTACGGTACATTCGCCAACCGTCCAGCCGGATCCAGCCAGAGCAAGCTTGGCCGCATCTTCTATTGTGGAATCCGTAATGCCAAAGGAGCTCCAGGGCTTCGCCTCCAGTTCTTCCAGGTTCAGTACCGCAACAAAGGAGAGGAATCCATCTGTGCTTACACTCTTTTCTTTTACTACATACTCAGCATCCTGAGTCTCAATATAATACTCTTCACAGATTTCATGATGTCTTGCCATGTATGTAAAAGAAAGAGTCTGATCGCCAGTTGTAACGTCGCTCGCAACCTTCAGATCCTTGTATTTGACAATATGCCCTATGGCATTGTGGTTCGTATCATATATCTTAAGCATAGGGCCGCCTCCGTTTAGTCTTCAATCATAAACATAAAAATGCCTAATTCCCAACTTCCAATATCAAGCCCATCAAATTCTTCCAGGGATACCTTATGCACCTCAAAATCCATTTCCAGTCCCAGAAGTTCCTGAATCTTTTGGTTGAGCTCTTTTACACTTTTTCCTTCTTTAAGAATGATATCCACATTTCCGGGGGCTCTCTTTTCCTGTTCAGCTCGCTTTTTTTCCTCTTCAATTGCCTTTTCCTCCTGTTCAAGATCCCGGTATTCTTCCATTAACTCCTTACGGGTATCTTCATAAGGTTTTAATGCGTTAAGCAATAAGTTCGTGTTTTTATTAATGGCATAGCTCAGTTTTATCTTTCCAGATAAAATTTTCTTTCCATCTTCTTTATAAATCTGTGCTTCTTTTTCCTGAAAAAGTTTTAATCCGTTATAAGCGTTTAACATTTCCTGGTTTGTCATGTTTTTTCCTCCTACATAAATCTTGGTCTATATTTCACAGTCATGTCTGTCCATGTGCTGTCTAAGGTAATCCTTGTTTCCCCTGGTAAAAGGATCGGCAGGCTCCAAATATCAACATCTGCTGCTTTGTTAGCCCCATTTTCTGTAATCTTCCCACTTTCTCCGTCTAAAATCACAGTACTGTTAGCAGTAAGGCTTCTTATTACCACCCGAAGGTTTTCTCCTGTATCTAGATTTCGGTTTATTCCAGTTATTGTCAGCTGTTCCATTCCCACCTTTGGCGTAATCTCTACCATACAAGGCGTCCGGATGTTCCCAGGATTTGTAACTACTGTCTCCAGCATCCCGGAAGCGGACTCCGAAAACGGTGAACCGTTTGGCTGTTCAGCAAACTCATAGCAGGAAAAATCAACGGTGAGCTTGCTCAGCCTGTTGGATGTCACCTTCAGACGGGCAAGCGGGTTTTCTGTAAAATCATGCTTGCTCATAAACCCGCAAAACTTGTGATCGAACTTATCCAGTTCCAAGGTGACCGACTCGGACATCATATGGGAAAGCAGGGTGCTGCAATTCTGCAAGATCTCATTTCGATCAGAGCCGTATACCAGGAAGGTGATCCGTATTGTCTTCCACCCGATTGATCCATTAATGAAAAACGGCAGTGGGCTTCCCCTCTGCCATTCGCTTTCATTTTCAATATCGGAAAATCCCGGAGTCACGTTCCACTGTTTGGCCTGTGCTCCGGATATGTCCCAGCCATTTATATTCATCTCAGACGCCCCCTTGTGTATCTTGTGGCTGCCATTTCATTTTTTATGTTCATGTCTTCCCTGAGTTCTCCGACCAGCTTATCTTTATCCATGAATACTTTTAAGTTCTTCATGGAGCTTGCCATGTTCTCCATCATGGACTCCATCGTACTCATCATGGAATCCATTTTGCTCAGTATTTCGGAGTTATCACTTCGATAGCTTCCTGATAACTTCGCCTGGTGCTCTGACTGCTGCTGAATCAAACGGTTAAGTTTCTCGACTCCAGCCGCTCCTACCTCCAGGGAAGATCTGGATTCCAGGAACTGATCCGGATTCATGGCAAAATTATAAAGGTTTTCTGCTCCCTGTGGGTTAATTACCTTGTCCCCGGTGAGCATGTTCTGCATGATCGCGCCATCGGACTTACGGAGAACATATTCCTGGGCGTTATTTTCAAATAACCACGCCAGCTGATCCTCTATGACGTTTTGAGTACCGGTCTTCAGGCCGTTCTTTTTCATAGCGGCCAGAATTGCTTTTTTCTGCGCTGATGTAGGCTTTTTGTCGGCTTCCACGCTAAGAGCATCCGCAATCTTTTTAACTGTGGAATCGTTGACGCTCCGGCCGTAGTTCTTAACAATGTACTGCCACAGATCCGAATGCTTCTTTTTCTCAGCATCTGATACTGATTTCTTATGGGCTTTACTTGCATTGATCAGCTTTTGTACTTCTGTAATTTCTGCCGGTTCTTCCGCTACACCTGCGGTCACGGCCTCCAGCTCTGCTTTTTGCGCGGGCGCAATTTCAGATGTTGTCCCAGAGGAAGCTGAGCTTGAAGAAGCAGTGCTGGATGTATCTGTTCCACCGGATCCAGAAGAGGCCGTGCCAGATGCAGTGCTGCCATTCGGAGTTACATTTACGTCAAGCAAAGTTCCACCTGTGCCAGCTTTCTGAATGCCAGCGATCAGGTTACCTACAATATCCTCACCAATCTGGCCAGCCTGTTCCACCAGGGACTGCAAGCCGGTAGATAGTCCCTCATTTAGTTTCGCAACAGCCGAAGCATTTTCAGCTGCCAGATCATCCAGCTGCTTCTTATAGTCTTTCTTGGTGTCACTTATCTGCTGGTCAATAGCATCCCGCGTAGCCTGTGTATCTTTTTTTGCCTGCCGGTCTGCTATCTCCTGCTTTTCTTCCCAAAGCTTGTTAAATTCATCCAGCTGCTCTGCAGTCATCTGATTCAGGCTGTAAATATTGGCGGTTGCTTCTGGTCCTGCGTCTTTCAGTTCCTGCAGCAGCCCCTCTGAAAGTCCCTTTCCGCTCAGTTCCTGCAACTGGGTTTCCCACAGTTTCAGTCCCTCAACCTGGGTATTCATATTGTAAATCAGACGATCTGCAGTATATCCGGAAGCATCCCAGGCATCATAGTTATTCATGGATGAAAGGATGTCTTTCTTCCGATCAGCTATGGCACTGTCCCTTTTTTCTTCCAGTTCCTGTATGGTCTCATTTAGTTCTTTTTCAAGCTTTTCCCGCTTATCATTGTAATCTTCATCAAGCTGCAGCTTTTCTTTTTCGTAATCTTCTTTGGCTTCCAGGTACTTTTTATCTGCTTCTATGCGCTCATCCGTGCCGGCTGTGAACTGTTTTCTGGCAATATCCCAATATTCCATCTCTGCCCTGGCGGACATAGAATAATAGGTCTGGTAGGTCTCCAGAAGGGATTTCTGTACTGAAGCCTGGGTCTTTGCAGCTTCCTCTCTGGCTTTGGCTGCCTCTTCCTGTTTCTCCTGCTTTTTCTCGTAGATCTGAGTGTCCAGTTCCTGGATCTTCTGTGTTGCTTCATACCAGGCATCAGTTCCGCTCTTTAAATTCTTTCGAACGGTGGTCCAGTAATTTTTCTCCTGGGCTAAAGAGGCAGCATGTAATGTCTTGTACTTTTCCAGCCGTTTTTCAGCAGCACTGAGGACTTCAGAATTATAAGTTTCTGCGTCCTTAGTAGTTTTCTTTTGATTATCTCCGGATCCGGTAACTTTTTCTTTGGATACGCCAAAATTGTTCTTTATACTGCTGCTCAGTGCCTTGCTGATCGTGGAACTGCTGTTAAGCTTATTAAGTTGAGAGGTTGCCTGTTTATAGGCTGTGGATCCTTTCACAGCTGTATCACGTATCTGCTGCCAGTACCATTTTTCATTGTCCAAGGACACTTCATGGCTCTTATTGTATTGCTTAAGCCAGCTTGTGGCGTTTTTCAACACAGCCTTTGACATTTTTCCAGCGGCTGCAGTTGCTACCTTTGTGTTTTTAGTTATACCAGATGCAGTACCTGCAGGTAACTGATAGCCGACTTCTTTCTCAAATTTCTTTGATGGAGAATGGATCTCTGCTGCTGCCTTGGCTGCGGCAATACCTGCATTGATCATTCTTATTGAAGCGCTGATGACCTGGGACTGGCCTGCTGATATACCTTGTGCTACACCAGCAGCTGCGTTATATCCCGCAGTGTAAAAGCTATTCTGATAGGTCCTAACAGCAGATGCCGCCTGTCCTGCCATGGTTCCAGCTGCACTGATTGCACCACTTTTTCCAGAATTGATACCTGTCTGGTACTGCTGAGCAGCTACGCTTCCGGCTTTTTCATATTCGCCTTTTTTCTCTTCGGCTGCCTTTGCTCCGGCGGACGCCATCTCGCCACCAGCCTGTTCAACGCCAGACTGCTGATCTTTAATTGAATTCTGGGTTCCTTCTCCTACAGCAGTACCAACATCTTCACCTGCAGACTGTGCATCTGCTGCCTGCTGCTGGATCAGTGCCAGAAGCTCCTGCATAGCGGATACTGCCTGCGTACCACCGGCATTAATTCCTGCCTGGATTTCTTCCGGAATCTGGATACCCGCTTTATTGGCGATTTCTGCCACGCCCTGGATTGTTCCTTCAATAGTCCCGTTCAGCTGATCTATTGCCTGCTGAGGGGTTATCTCACCGCTTGCAATTCCATCTGCAAGTCCCTCTGGGATCTGTACACCACATTCCTGCGCCATCTGTACGGTCTGCATGAGGGATTCCTGGGTGGCTGCTGGAAGCTCAGCCCAGCCTTCCACTGCTGAAGCAACGGCGTTATCAATGGACTCGCGCAAATCAGAAAAATCAATATCTGAAGAACCAAGATCTCCCATTGTCATCTCATAGGCGGTCTTATTAGCTGCCATTACAGTTGCTGTATCTTCTGATATATCCATGGCATCAGTCCACTTTTTGGATATGCCTTTCAACTGTTCTACGCCGTACTCACCCTGATTGTCCAGAGTCCATACCATGTGCTGGAGCATATTAGCTGCATCAGTTCCCTGATCCTGGATTGCCTGGATAAATTCTGCTGAAAAGATTGCCTGCCCGCTCTCGTCTGTGGCTTCTTTGAGGCGCTGAAGATTCTGCTGATAGTTCTGGATTCCATCCACCCAGGACTGCAGGTTCTCATTCATCTGTTCTGTGGTAATATCATCTCCACCGTCAAATTTATCAGCAAAACTGATTTTATCCTGCAAATCAGCCTTGATAGAATCCATGGTGGAATTGTATTCATCCAGGATCTGACGCATGGCAGTCTTAGCAGCATCCGCGGCTTCCTGGGAGCGTTCCATAGTTTTGTTGAACCCTTCCAGGGCTGTGCCAGCTCCTGCTGCCGCCAAGCCGGTTGCTTGGATTGCATCAGCATTATCTTCTTGTGCCTTTGTATTGTCTTCTGTTGATTCAGTATTATCCTTTTTTACTTTTGTAATGTTTTCTGCACTTTTGGCATATCTTTCCTGTTCTTCCGAGCATTTATCAATTGTTTTTTGATTTTCCTCAATTGCTTGAGAATATCCTTCCATTTTCTCTGCACAATCAGCTATGCTCGTAGCTGCTATTCCAGTTGCATCACCATATGCTACTGTTCTTCCATCAATACCATCCAAACGTGAATCCAATTCGCTGCTACTATCGCTTAGATGTTCCATAGCATAATTAAATTCATCCTGTGTTATTGCACCTTTTTCCAATGCCTCTGTATAAAGTTTTGTTTTCTCTGTTGGAAAATCAATATCAACTTGATAGCTTGGATCTACACTGGCCTTCTGTCTTTCCTCTTGGAGCTTTACAATTAATTCTCTCTCTTTTTCCAAGAGTTCCATTCTATCTTCAGTGATTTTTTTCTGTTCCTGTGCTTTATCCAGCTGTACCTGTGCCGCTAAAGACTCATTGATTAAATCCTGTGTGGCTGCAATTACCGCCTGTTGGATTGCTGTTTGCTGATAGTTTTCTACCAGTTTTTCCAGCTCATCATTAGTTACACTCAGTTTATCATTTTCATCATCATAAGCACCAGCCAGTTCTGGAATGGACTGTGACAGTTTGTCCACGATGGATGCCATTTCCTGTTTCTGGACAGCTGTTCTATCTTCAACATTATTTAACTCTTCCAGTCTGTCAGCCAGAGCGCCTACATTTTCCACGGAATTCAGGGTTCCGGTAAACTGATCGTCAATCGCCTGTACATTATCAGCTACTTTCTGCGAAGACTGTATGACGTCATCATACATCTCTTCCATTGCATCTTTCTGAGGCGTAATCGCGTCTGTCAATCCAGACACAACATCCGTAAGTAATTCCACGCCGTCCTGTAAGGGACCTGAAATGTAATCATACACTGCAATTCCCAGTCCCTCTGTGGCAGAGCTAAGCTCTGTCAGTTTACCCTGCAGGTTATCCTGCATAGTATCTGCCATATCAGAAGCCGCACCTGAACAATTTCTCAGGCTTTCCTCATAGCCAGCCACCTGATCAGCGCCGGTATTAAGAAGCATGTTCAAGCCCTTAATGGAGTCAGATGTAAATGTAGCCATAAGAGCCGCCTGCTTCTGGGCATCTCCCATTCCATCTGTAGCAGACTCTACATCTTTCAATACATCCGTCATGTCACGGAAATTTCCGTTAGAATCCATTACGGTAACAGAAGTATCACCAATGGCGATCTTTCCATCTTTCATCTTGCTGGTCAGATCTCTCATTATAGCAGCAAGAGAAGTACCAGCTTCACTGCTCCGGAGTCCGTTGTTTGCCAATGCTTCCAGGAAAGAGGTTGTGGTCTCAATGTCCTGACCGGCGGCATTCATGTTGGCGCCACAGTTCTTGTATGCCTCCCCTAGCTCTGCTGCTGTAGTCGAACTGTTCGCCTGCGCGTATGCCATCATATCTGCTATATGGGTTGACTGCGATGCTTCCAGATTAAAAGTACTGATATTATCTGTTACAACCTGTGATGCTTCTGCCAGATCCATATTGGAAGCTGCTGCCAACTGTAGAACGCCATCAATTCCAGAAAGAGTCTGGTTTACAGACCATCCGGCCAGGGACATATTTGTCATCGCGCTGGCTGCTTCCGTTGCAGAGAATTTCGTACTACTTCCAAGGCTCTTTGCCTTATTTTCCAGTGCTTCCAGCTCTGATCCGGTTGCTCCAGAGATAGCCTCCACTTCACTCATTCCAGCTTCAAAGGAACTTCCGACTTCCACCACATACTTTGCAGCTTCCTTTGCCTTATCACCAATTGCCGAAATAGCTTCTCCTGCAAGTTCCAGCCCCTTTGCAGCTAAAGCTTCTCCAAAACCTTCCTTCAAGCTCTCTCCGAACTCTTTCGTGGTAGTGATAACCGTCGTTGTTTCTTTCCCATATTCGTTTATGCTCTTTGCGCATTTATCCGTAGCATTTTGTGCTTCTTGCAGATACTTTTCATTCTGTTTTAAAGCCTGGTTATTTTTTTCTATATCATTCTCGGCGTCACTAACTTTTTTAGACCAGTCCGATACTTTTCCTTCGCACTTCTGGCACTCCAAGCCCTGTTTTTCAACAGCCTTCTGAAGGCTTTCCACTTCCTTTGACTGCTGCTGATACTCTTTTGTACCATCCTTTCCAGATTTCTGCATGTTTTCCTGGGCTTTTTCAGCCTCTTTCAATGCCTTGGAAAGTTCTTCATATCGCTGTGCGGCTTTCTGCGATACCTTCTGTGCATTTTCCAGTCCTTTTTTCGCAGACTCCGCCCTTTTCTGATAACTCTCAGTCTGCTTTGACAGGTTTTCCTGCTTTTTAGTCAGAAATTCAAGAGAATTGGCATTTCCCTTATATTCTGTGCTGAGTTTTTTCAGTTCAGAATTTAGCATTGCACTTTCTTTTTTCGCATTTGATACACCCTGTGAAAATTGTCTTTCTCCGTCCAGTGCAAGTACAATTCCAATTTTCTTTCCTGCCATAGTTAGTCCTCCCAACAAAAAATCCACATAAAAAGAGCACCTCAAACCGAGATGCTCTTTTTACATGGATTTTTATTTATACTTATTTCTTGGATATTGGGACTTCTTCAATGTGGGTTTTATACACCACCGGCGATGTAACCCATTTGATAAATTTCTTTATCAGAGCCCCTATCAGTATTGCAAATAATAACAATACAAACAATATTACCAATAACATATGCCACCCACCTTTCTGTTTTTCTTAATTATAATCCGCATCTCTGCCTAATTCAATATCTTTTCGCAAAGATGCGGAAGAAGATCAGAAAAATGAGTCAAGATTTAATTCTTCATCTTTTTTCTTTAAACCGTTAAAATCTAAATACTCATTATAGATCAGATAGAATTTCCGAAGTGTCATACCGAACACTTCTTTTTCACTATAATTGAGCACCTTACATCCCACATACAGTAACCGGGCTACGTTTATAGCCCGGTCTCCTGGTTTGGGTTTTCTTCCTCTTCGTCTCCAGAATCTTCATCATCACTGTCAGGATCCGGCATAGAAAAACCGTATGCTTCCAGCAAGGTAATAGCAAGCTTCTGCATTTCAGCTGGCTTTATAAGTCCGTCAATGGCTTCTACTTTTACTTCCTTACCTGTATCCACGGTGAGAAACGCAGCCACAACACTATAAAGTGTTTTTATATCTTCCGAATCGGTTTTATAGTCAGCAACTCTCGCAATTGCCGGCATAATTTTCACTAATGCCTTATTACAGGTTTCCTGGATTGCTTCAATTGCTCCAATGGTGAACAGGATATTGTATTCCTGTCCACCCATAACAACCGGAGCTCCTATTGGTCTTAAGTCGCTCATACAATCTCCTTTAATTCTTACGCAGTAATTGTTGCCTGTTTGTTCAGCCATGCTTTCGCTTTAGCTTCGCTGTCAAATACGAGTTTTTTACCAATAGACATCTTACCATCGACTTCCACTGGGTATGCTTTACCTTCAATGGTGGCAGTCTGGAAGTTTGTAGTGTCACCTTTTGTCTCAGCATTTTCTGTAGGCTCACTGTGCTGTACTTTATACAGCCAGATAACAGTGAAACTAACCACACCATTTTTCTTTCTACGCTTATAGAAACCAACTCCAAAATATGGAGCTTCGTCTTCAGTTCCGATTTCAATACTCTCTGGAGTTTCTTCCTGTCCTGAATCTCCTGCTGCCGCTTTTACATATGTATGACCAAGCAGTTTCGCCTGATTCTCCAGAGACAGATCATCCACTCCAAGAGATGTCCCCCAGTCTCTTACAGTTTTGTCTGTTTCAGCAACTCCATCATCTGCCCGAAGTTCTGCATCATTTTTATTTGGGGTTCCATTGAAGTTGATTGCTTTTGCAACAACAAAACCTTCTGTGTACTTATTTCCGTCTGCCCACTTTGCTGCTACAGGATATTTCATACCAATATGTGCCATGTGTTATTCCTCCATATCATAATCATTTTCAAATTCACATTCAAAGACAATGTGTCTTGTTTTATTATCTGGTTCCATCAATACGGTTACATCAGGATACGTTCCACCTTCTTCCAGGATTGCCCTGCGAATTTTTCTTTTTGCTTCCAGGTAATCCTTAGTTGATGGCAGGAAATAATGAATCTGCATTGAGGATATATCCTCTATCGGCTGATTGTCCGCGAATAGTTCTGCACCATCCTTCACATAATTAAAGGTAATATACTCGCTATTTCCACCGCCAAAAAAATCTGATGTCACCGGAATGCCAAGAGGCTTCAACGCTTTTATTATCTTTTGATTTATTGTCACAGCTTGTCCACCTCCGCGCCAATTACCTCTTCCATAACCTGCATTACTGCATTTTCGCTTTGTGCTACTGCTGCCGCGCGTACAGGTCTTGGCTCCTGGCCGTGTGACCTTACACCATATTCCAGATAACCCATTTTTTCAGCATTTCTAAGACCATTTTTATCAGTTCCATTTGGTTTTACCACAGCAAACACTCCGAGACTATTGTCTCTTGCGTTTGTAGCAACTATGGAAGCTTCCAGTTCGCCTGTTGAATACGGTTTTCCGTATTTATCCCTTCTGTTAGCTGCGGATCTGATCTGTGTTTTCAGGTTTTTTTCTACAATTGGGGCGGCCTTATTCACTGCTTTTTCAGCCATTTCATAAGGATTTGCCAGCTTATTCAACATCTCTTCAACATCTTCAAAACCTGTTATCGTCATCCTTGCCATTGCCCTACCTGCGCTTTCCCACGTTCACGCATCTGACAAGTCAGCTGCACCTTCATGGATTTATTTTTCTGATATCTGCGCTTTATATCATAAATTTCACCTGTAGATTCATCCACCAGGAATGATTCTCCAGAATAATTACACGCCATGATCTCAACAACCTGGTCTGCGGTATAACCATTCTGTTTCGCAAGAACCTCATCATCCCTGGTACTGTCGCGGAAGTCTGCCGGAATACCACCGATAAATTCATATGTTTCCTCCATCATGATTCCATTATCATTTATCGTTGGATCATTTTTCTTTACCGGCAGCGAAATACTTTTATTCCACATCCAGGTCACTTCCTTCCAGTGTCATGCGAAAAACTTTTTTTCGGTACAGATCCAGATACATTCGAGTATCTGAGCGGTCATTTCCAAGATATGCCTTTACATATAAAGTCACAGCTGTAAGGACTCTCGGATCATCCGTATCCTTCTTTAGAATATCAGGAGGCACACCGGAGGTCTTCATGTCCTCCAGTGCATCTGCAATATAGTCGCTGATATCATCGTTATACACATTAATACCTTCTGCGATTCCACATCGTTTTTTTATTTTTTCCAGCATTTACTCACCATCATTTCAGCAGCAGATAACCATTTACAAACGCTTTCTCATCTCTTACTTTGACATCCTCTCTTTCAATAGCACGGTAAATAGTCAGATCTTCCTCGAATGCGTTAAGTGTACCGATAGATGCAATATTGGAAGTCATGATCGTAGTTTTCGCACGATCAAAGTACCAGATACCTTCTTTCAGATCTCCGATTATAATCGGAATCTTGGTTTCACTGATTTCAAAGTAACCTGCAATTTCCGCTTTTTTAGGTTCTTCTACTTCTGTATATACTCCTTCTGCCTCTTTGTAATAAATTTTTCCTGCTTTTACATCAGTATCTGTCGTCTTTGCATATGTCGGTGTGCTTGACAAATCCTCGTTCGGGATAACTTCAACCGGTATATATGTCCCTCCAACAGCAAGTCGCATCTGCATGGTATCTTTTGGATCTGGTGCAAGAAGGTATCTTCCATTGGTATCCTTCAAGGTATCTAAGTACTGTAAGCCATCATCATTTGTAATAATTTTCGAAGACTGCTTAAACGCAGATCCGAGTGTTACATTAAGCGCCTTTTTAATATCATCCAACCCGCTTAATTTCACTTCTTTTTTGGTCTTAATCGCATCCATGATCAGATTGTTCTCAGTTACTCTTGCCTCATCTCCAATCCACTCAATGAGTGTAGAAGCGATATTTGCATCACTGTCAGCCAGAAGCTCATTGGTCACTGGGAAATATCCTGCATATTTACCGATTTCATAATCAATCCGCTCAAACTGTGGAGTATTTTTTGCACCAATCTTACCTCCTTCACCTACTTTGGTGAATCCAGTCTGCTGAGAGCGCTTTTTAAATGTTCTGGAACCCTTTTCAGTTTTGACAGATTCTTTACGGACCAGCTGGCCTAAGGAAAACTTGGACTCTTTGTATTTGTTGATTCTGGTCTGGATATCCTCTGGAACAGTATAGCCTCCATCTGCTTTTGAGCCTTCACTCATGGAATTCTGTACGTGGAACTCTGCTCTGGCAGCCTGCGCAAACTCTGCCGTAGAATCTTTTGGTGTTCCTGCAGGAACCTTACTCTCCGGCACGGCTGCTCCATCGTCCAAGTCTTTCAGAATATCAAATTTATCCTGAAGCTCTTTCAGTTCATCTTTAGCTTTTTTTGCTTCTTCCAGTTTTCCTTCATTGGCAAGGTTCTTAACTTCATCTTTTTTCGCGTTAATCTTCTCCAGAAGGTCTAATAATTTTTTGTTCACGTCTTTTTCTCCTTTCAAAAAGAGAGATCAAACACCATACCGGTCAAGATCTCCCAATAATTCAGCCTTTATCTTTTCTTTTTCCAGATTTCTCTGATTAGCCTCTTTTGCTTTGATTTTTTCCATAACTGCATCTGCAATAGCGTCAATATCCAGAGTTTTATTTTCCGGTTCTTCATGCTGCTTTAATGCTTTTGGGGTCTTTGAATACTCATCAAAGTAATTACTTGTACAAGCTGCTGCCTGTACACTGTCCTCCACTTCAAAATCAAAATAATCAGTAGTATCACTTCCGACCATCCAGGTCTCTTCGTTGATCAGATTATTGATTTCCTCTTCTGTAACCCCTTCTTTGGTCTTCGACATGTATGTCTGCAGGATTGCTTTCTGGCAAATATCCAGAGTATCTGCATCTTTTCTCAGCTGATCTGCGTTCATACTTGTAAAAAAGTAACCATTTGTAGGCTTATGAATCATAAAGGTTCCATTTGCCGGAATCACGATCCGATCACCGGCACATGCAATCACAGAAGCAATACTGGCCGCAATACCATCAATATAGGTGGTAATCCTGGCATTATTGCGTTTCAACATGTTATAAATGGTAATTCCGGCAAATACAGATCCACCTCCACTGTTTATGTGAAGGTTAATCTCCTGTATGTCTTCCAGATTTTTCAGGAAATCTGAAATATCAGAAGGACAGGTATCATCATCACACCATTTTCCCCAGTCATCAGATACGATATCCCCAAAAATATTCAAATCTGCTGAGATTTCTGTCTGATTGCAGATTTCCAATTTTCCTACATTCTTTTTCTGGTTTTTCAGCAGTAATACTGGCATTCTACTCACCTCCTTTGGTGTACTGTGTTCCAACTTTTTCAAGCGGAATATAATTTCCATTCACAATGAGCTTATCGCCATCCGGATCATCCGGCATATCCAGATATCTCCTCGCTTCATTTGGCTTGTATATTCCATTGTTTACAGCATCTTTTAACATTTCCATCTGTGTCTTTGTATCAGTCCTCAAAATTGCCTTCTCATTAAACTTATAAAAAAATCCATTTTCTTCCTCTTTCAAGCTCAGAACTTTCGCATTGATCTCTTCTTCATACATTTTTAGTCTGTACAAAGCGGTATCAACTAAAAATGCCAGCTGCTGGGTTTCACTGTTTGAATAACTGGATTTTTCATAATTATTGATCTGATTCGGCTTAATACCGAATGCTCCTGCAATCTGAAGTGCGGAATACTTTTTTAATTCGAAAAACTGTGCGTCAGTCAGATTCATTTTCAGTGGAGTAAGCTGTAGTCCGATTGGGACAGGTATTACCCTTCCTGCATTTTTCGGGCCTGACAGTTTATCTGCAAATTTTTTCTGCAGCGCTTTTATCTTGCTCTCTTCCAGATCACCCACGTACTGTAATGCCATGCTTGCACTTAGTCCCTGACGATAAAGGTTATTCATAAAATTCTGACTTTCCAATGCTCCACCCACGGTATCCTGCAGAATTTCCCGCACAGATTTTCCCATAATTCCATTTAAGGAATACCAGGTTTTAAAGTGCATAACCTCACTAGATCTGAACAAATACTGTTCTCCGGTCTTGGGATCATTGTACTGATAATACAGTTTCCCTTTTCCTCCAAACACACCAACATCATCCATATATACAGTCACACAATTTGCCTGCATTGGCCAAAGATCCAGGACTTTGTAATGTCCTCCATATTTTTCTCTTTCAAAGGTACCACGCATCCAGATATAGCCATTTCCATAATGCTGACAGTTCATCTCTGTAGTAGTCCACAAAGTTGTGGGTGTCATTATCGTGTTCGGTCTCACAGTCAGAAGCCTGGTTATCTTGCTCGGCTCTGCCCTGATCCGACCTTTAGGCGTTTCCTGGTAGTACTTTAACGGCACTTTTCCTATGGTTTCGCTGAGCATTTTTAAGCAGGTGTAATATGTCACCTCTTTCTCAACATCTGGCTTAGTACCAGTTATTCCCAGCCATTCTTTCAGCTCATCGTCATCCATGTCTACCGTTGGCCGCGTCATTGCATTCCATGCATTTTTTAATCTGTCTAATATACTCATTGTTACCAGTCACTTTCCAAAAATTGATCTATTCCTTCCTGGTAGCTGGATCCGAATTCATGATACATTGCCAGCTTAAATCCACACAAGGTAGAATCCACAGGGTCAATTCTTTTTGTTGTAGCATCTTTATCTATCTTAATCAGTCCCTGGTTGGTTCTGATCACTGCATTGCTCATTGCAAAATTCAATACAGGATTGTATTCGTACAGGACATTTCCGCAATATACCTGCTCACGGAATCCCTGAGTAGCTTCATTCAAGTGTTTATGGCTCTGGAAAACTTCCTCCACTGTATAACCTTCGTTTGATAGATCCATCATCAGCTTACTTGCATTGGCAGGGTCAAAGCACAGACATTCTATGTTCCAGTCATTCTCTGCACATGTATCCAATACATATTGCATTACTGCATTCTGGTCTACAATCGGAGTATCTGTCACTGTAATAAATCCCATTCTTTCCCAGGCATCATAATCCACTTTATCTTTTGCCTTTCTTTCAGCCAACTTCTCCCGATTCGGAATGAAAGAGTGGGAATACAGTATGTATTTCACAATTTCTTTTCCAGTCTGGTCAAATTCACCTGATAGAAAGGGAATTACGAATGTAACAGATGTAAGGTCTATTTTGGCTGACATATCGAACCCCACATAAACACTCATTCCATGAGTATCAATAGGGATTTTATCAACCTGGCAGGCTTTCCACTTTGCCATGTCCATATATCCGTTTTCTTTTGCCTGAACCCAGATATTCAACATTTTTGTGAGAAATGCCGTCATCTTTTCCGGTATTTCTTTGGCTACCCGCCAGGCTGTACGGATCTTATCCGCGCCATTTTTATAGCTCATCCTAATCGGATTCGCTTTTTTCCAGATGTTTTCATCTTCCAGGTTACGGATATCATCCTTATAATCCTCCGGATCCACTTCGCAGATATCCACCAGATACTCTTCATTCTCCACATCCACATCCGGATCCAGTATCTTAGAGCAGTATTGATACTCCTGCACATAACATGGATAAGTAAGATCCATCCCTGCAGTTGTAATAATCATCAGCAATGGCTCTTTGGTGTTTGCTCCAAGACCAAGATCATAAAACTCAGTAGTCTTGTGCTGATGGTATTCATCCAAAATCAGTCCGGCCGGATTGGTTCCATCTCCATTCTGGCCATCCTCTTTCGACAATGCCTTTATGAAGCTTCCAGTTTTTCTGTGTATTACAGCATCCCTGGTGATTTTAAAAAGAGGTTTCAGTGGAGATTTATTCAGCATGAGCTTAGCTTCATTCAAAATAATCTTCGACTGATCCCTCTTGGTTCCAGCAGTATAATATTCGTAATTTTCTTCATTTCTCGTAGCCATAACTGATATTTCATAGAGGGCTACACCAGCCTCCATCTGAGACTTGGCATTTTTCCTTCCAACCTCAATAAAAGACTGTTTGAACCTTTTATAACCGGTAAGATCTTCGCGCCATCCATAAAGTTGGCACAGATTAAATTTCTGCCATATCGTCAAGCTGATCGGCTGTCCTGCAAGGTCACCTTTAGAATGCCGGAGCATGGAAAACCAGTCTACAATTTTTGATGCTTCCTCTTCATCCCAATGATAAGGCCATACATTAGCCTGTACATTCTTTGCATCCTCTTTCTTGCAATCCCTAAGGAAGCGCATACAAGCCCATTTATGTTTTTTCCCTGATATTTCTTCCCCGGCCAGACAACGGTTGGCGTAATCTATCAGTTCTTCTTTGATGGTCATATATTGCCAAATTTATTTGTGATAGCTTCCCTTGTCTTATCAGACTTCACTGCTGCAGCTTTCAGTCTGGCGTCAATAGTGAGTCCACACAGGGAAGCAAATTTTCTCATTTCCTCTGCGTATGTGCGCTGAATATCAACCATTGGATTTTTCACCACAATAACGCCATTCCTGGTCTCTCGATCAATGTAATAAGTCTGATCTTTCAATATCTCTGTAGCCTTAACATAGTTAGCAAAAGCATTACAGTAACCGCCCAGGTTGTTACGATCTAGGTTCCCGATCAGATTGATCTTTTCCAGTTCCTTGACAATCCTGCGCCACTCTTTTTTTGCCACATTATCAATCAGCCAGGTAGGAGGACGTTTTAATTGATTTTTGTCCGTAGTCACACTGTCTTCTTCTGCTTCCCTGGTCTGCATTGTGATCACAGTAAGATTTCCCCGCTGCTCTGTCAGCGGCTTCCTCGGTCTTCCCATTCATCCTCCCTCCTTCCTTTGCCAACTTTTTATGAGTATTTAGAATTTTGCGCAAGCTATAGGGCATGCGGGGACGACGGCGTTTCCTGAAAACTTTTCAGACCGCCCCTCCCGTCTGTGTATAAAAATCCACAAGCATTTTTGCAAGCTTTTTTTCCATCACTGGTCTCTCTTTTTTATACATCTGCTCAATTTTTGAATGTGTATCGTGATGTAATGGCATAAGATTCTGCTTATCGCATCGTTTATCCCATGCTTCTTTTAACGGAATAATATGATGCACTGTATCTGCTGCCAGGATTACTCCTTCCGTCATGTAGACATACACATCAATCCCGCAAACACTGAGAATATCAGATCTTGTCAGCTGCCATTCCCTTGAATCATAAAATGTTTTGCTTTTCTGATCTCTGGCATTCTGATCATATATCCGATAGCGTTCTTTATCTCTTTGTTTCATGCAGGGACACCTGCTGCCGGACGGAATTCTTTTTCCGCACCTGCCACATCTCTTATATATCATCTTTTTCTCCAATAAAAAACGCCCAGCCGTGCCTGCCAGACGTTTGTGGAAGTATGTATGAGTCAGTATTGTACCATTATATCGGCGGTACTAACCGAGTCGGAACAGATGGAACCGAACCACCGACACGCTGGATATAAGCCAGCTGCTCTACCACTGAGCTATGTTCCGATATACCTGCCAAGCCATAGTGCCTGACAAGTAAGGGTGCAACCGATTGATATTTGATTCATCCATCTGAATCTATTATAGTTATAACACGAATCAAGTATACCATTCTATACCATCTTAAAATTCTTCAATGCTGATGAATGCAGCCTATGTACCTGTGTCCATCCATAGCCCATCTCTGTTGCTACATCATCCCATTTTAAGCCTTTTATATAGCGTAAGCGCAGAACTTTCCGTTCATCTTCTGAATGCATTTTGCGGATCTGGCTCTCAATCTTACGATATTGCTGAACCTTGTTCAAACGTTCTTTCTTCAGCAATTCAATCTGTTCATCCAGTATCGCAATGTAATCCGACAGATCTGATTGACTGCTGCCTTTTGGCATTCCATCATTCACTACGGAAGGAAACATCTTATCAGCTCTTAATCTTTTGATTTCTTCCAGGATGTCCCGCTCTCTTTTAACTGCTCTCTGATATGATTTTAAATATTCTTTTTTCTTTTCGTTTTCTTCCTGCATGCTCCTGTCCATTGGCGTCACCTCCTGAAATACCTGTTACAAATAGTTTCTGCCGAATATCTGCATAAACACCTTTCTGCTTCCAAGCTGCTCCTCAAATGCTTCCTGTCCCTGTCTGTGAAGTTCATCCATTACCGCTTTATCCCTATGCACAGCATGTTTACCTGTCGCATGGCATTCCAGGCACAAATATACTTTTAATCCATATTTCTCTGATAGTGTCCGATTCGGACCACCAAATATGTGATGTTCTTGAGTCTGGCCACACCTGCTGCACAGGTAACATCTTCCTTTTCGGCTTCCGAGAATGCTGGCCGGATGGGACATCCTTTTTTTCTTCGTTTCTTCTTTTGGAAATTTAAGTCCGCTCATATTTTTCCTTCTTTCATCTTGTCCGAGTCGGACATTAACTAAATGGCAGTTCCTCTTCAATTCCATCCGGTATATTCATGAAACCATCAGGTCCCACATCTGGTGATTGTTGTGGAACATTCTGCTGACTGCTGCCAGATCCAGAGCCTTTGCTTTCTGCAAATTCCTGTTCTTCCACAACAACCTCTGTAGTATAAACTTTCTGTCCGTCACGGTTGGTATAACTTCCGGTCTGAATACGACCTGCGATTGTAATCTTCAATCCTTTTCGGAAGTATTTCTCCACGAACTCGGCAGATCTGCCAAATACTACACAAGGAATGAAGTCTGCCGTTGTATCTCCATCTTTTCTAATCTTTCTATCTACTGCCAGCGTGTATCTGGCAATTGCTAATGAATTTTCTCCAGAGGTGTATCTCACCTCTGGATCTCTTGTTAAACGTCCCATTAAAATTACTTTGTTCATCTCTTAGCTCCTTAATCATTTAATCAGCACATAAATCTGGCCAGTCATCCGGATACGCGTCACTGTTATCAAAATACTCCTGGCATATTTTCCGGATAGTACAGTCACAACAGTATCTACAATCACAGTACCGCTTAATCGTGTTTATCGCTTCGGCAGCTTCCTGGTTCGTCACTTCTTTCTGATCCACATTAACGATTTCAATCATCATTCTCACCTCTATTTCGAATCATGCAGGAGCCAGGCGACCACACCGAAGGCTCCGATCAGCACGCCAGCACCCATTGCAACGATTACATCTATCATCTATTCCTTATTTTTACGATTTTTTCTGTCAGATTTGATTCCGAACCATCCATATCCCCTGCGAATATCTGACTATCAATATACATTGCTTCTGGATATTTCAATCAACTCCATCTCCTTCCATTTATTGCAAATTCCTTAATCTTCCTTATACGGTTCCGGAAGTGGCATCCAGGCGTTTACATATAAATCGTGTTCGCAAAAACTCTCGTCTTCGTCACCAACTCTAAACGTACCGCCGTCATCATCGTCGACTGTATATCTTCCAATCATCGGCAGCGAAAAGTTAAAAAAAGATACCAGAATGTGTTCGTCTGGGTCTGGTAATCTCTCGTCAACCAGAATCCAACCATTTTCTTTCTCGTCCTGTTCCAGATCTTTTAGGAGACTATTTACAATATCCAGGGAGCTCCCCGGCAATCCATCCTTGTATATCGTCCGTTTCTGCAATTCCTGTTTATACTGCAGCAATCTTTCTTTTATCCTACTTACCATCTCGCTTACCTCACTTGGTTCTGAGAAACCGAATCATAAATCGTTCTTTCCAGTCAGGCTGCCATTTTCTGCAGCTGTAATCATCTTCTACCAGTATGCCCTTCCGATCACACAGGCCATTATCATTATCCTTGCAAGTCTTACATGTTCTATCTTCCATCTAACCTCCTATTTTTCATTCATCAAAGATGTCACAATCCGTAGCCTCTTCTTTCATCCCTGCTATCGGTTTGCCCTTTACATATTTGTCACAGTCAATTGCGCTGCATCCCCTTGAATGTCCGGTTTTGCATATATAGTCACAGTTTCCGAGATTAGGATTAAGTTGTCTGTATATACAGCTTGAACCTTTTCTTCCAGTAGATTTTTGGTTACCTCTCAGCACTTCCGGCTTAATACCTCGCTTTCTGAACCAATACCTAACTGTTGATGGCCAGGTTTCATATTTTTCTGCAATCTCTTTCTGGGAACTTCCGTTTTTCACCATCTGTATGATTTCTTTACGGTGCACGTCCAATTCTTGTACTTTGGTCTCGTATTTTTTCACAGAACCACCTCTGCATCTGAGGGCATATTAAAGATTCTAATCTTTTCTGGATGCTGAGCCGCAACCTGGATAGCACAGAGAACACGAACAGTCTTTTCCTCAGTACTATACTCTCCCAGGATAGCTCCCTCCACCTTATCTTTGGTGTGCGCCAATATTTGATAGGAACCGGTTGGCATACGGACTGTAGTAGTTGCTTTTCCAACCATATCTATCAGCTGATTCCTCTGTGATCTGATTTTCATTTCTGCAATTTTCTCCTTTCAGATAAGGTCCTGGTAGTATTAACCAAATTCGTTGTATTACGTTCATACTGGCGCATTTCCTTCCGCAATTCATCAACCACTGTGAATATTGCCCTCATAAAATATTTCCCGGCATTTTCCCGGGTTGCTCCTGCATCCACACGCAGTTCATTTACTTTTATCCCTATAGCAGTGATTGCTCTGTACTCCGAAGGACTTACCATTGTTTTGATCAGTCTTTCCTTCATCCATTTAGGTGGATTCTGGCCATACATTTTTCTATATTTCTTTTTCAGCATTCTGAAATTCATATTTCACCGCCTCCCTGCTGCCAGGAGCTGTCTCCTGGTCTTGTCATAGTCCAGGAGCAGCTGCCTTTTCATTCTTATCCTCCAGATACTTATCACAGTTTTCAACACTACAGCCCCTTCTGTGACCAGTTTTCCCTATGTAATCACAGCCGCCTTTTCCCGGGCTTGTTTCTCTGTATTGGCAGGTTGCACACTTCTTTTGATTTCCTTGCTTGTCAATTCCATGTCTCGCCATCCAGTGAGTAACCGTTGACTGAACAACGCCTAATTCCTTTGCAATTGCATACTGTGATTTTCCGTCTTTCAGCATCTGGATGATTTCTTCCTGGCAATCATCCAGCTTGCTTTTGTTCTTTGGCAGATCTACCAATTTCTTTTTTTACAGCCTTAGTGGAGGATTTTTCTGTCTTTACCATCTGTTCTACTTCTTGTTTGAACTCAAAATCCTCTATTGCAGGCACATCCACCAGGTAACGGTTTCTCTCCAACATTTTTTCCAGAGCCTCTACTATGAATTCAGTGCCATCGTTTTTTAGACTTTCATCATACATCACCAGTACTTTCTTCCCTTGGAGAAACTTTTTCAGAGCATCCTCTAACTTTATTTCCTGCAGCACATCTCACACCGCCTCTCTGTCAAATCCAAGTTCTTTGTAAATGTTGTAATTATCCAGATCTTCAAATTCGATTTCAATATCCATTTCTTTTTTTATCTGCGCATAGGCTGCTGCAGCTCCCACGCGATCCACATAAACCCTGGCCGCTTTGTAATTTTCCATGAGCTTTTTATTTTCTTCTGTATATCCCCAAGCCATCTTACTTGCATATAAGATAATCAATATATTGATGATGGCGATATAGTCCTCTGCCCTGGTAAGCTTCTCCTGGGCTTCCTTCATCAAAGCGGCAGTAACATTTTCTCTGATTTCTTTTTCCTTCAGTTCCAAATATGTCTTTAAGGCAACAGCTTCCTGGCCAGTTATGTCAGCAGCCCCCTCTACCGGCAGTGCAACATTCAGTGGTAGTGGCATCTTGCTTTTTGACAGTTCCTTTGCCTGTCGTCTTCTCTCTGCTCTGTTCATCTTTTTCCTTTCTGAATCGCTTTCAGAAACTCAACAAGCTCCGTCTCACTGTTTGGATATTTATTGTATTTAGCATGGTATGTCCATTTTGGAATCTGATTTTTTCTGTCTGGCTCTGGGCCACCTACTAAATGCATGTAGTACGATTCACCCGGATTATACCAATGTGACTGCTGCGGTTCTGGATCATACTCTTCTACGATCAGTCGTGTGCCATTTTCGAAGTCATACTTGTAATACCTCACGCCTATATGTTTGTCTTCGTACCAGAGTCCCCACAATTTATAACTTCTCAGCCATGCCTTACGTTCTGTGTCATTTCCCATAATGTCAAGAGGCTCTTGTTCATGTTCTTCTTCCTGGCAATCGTACACCAAGCTCTGATTTTCTTCAGTATCCTGCTGCCTTTCGTCCGTGATTTCAGCTGCCTGTTGGCAGCATTCTGGCTTGTCCGAGTCGGACATTTCCATTGTTTCTTCTGTAAGATCAAATTCTGAAGAATCTGGATCATACAAATTAACAAGCTCTAACACCAGACGGATATAGCTCATCTTGCTTTCCTTCTTTTGGGTATTGGATTGGATCGTTATTCCCCTTGAATACCCTTCGAATGTATAGCTGAATCCATCACACGCCTGGCTATGATATCCATAAGGAGCATATTTTTTCTGTAGCTCTTGAGCTCGCTCCCCGTTTTTTTTATATTTTCGACAAATCTGCATGATTCCCTTAAGCAGTTCCGGATACCTGGTGCAAAGCTCTTTCACAGCTTCTTCTGGTTTCCATTCACTCCAGGAATTATTTATCTCTTCAAGAGTCTCCATTGCTTCATTTGGCTGTGTTTCAGGCGGATCTGGTTCTTCTTTCTTAACTCGCTCCTGGTACTCAAATTCCATGCGTTTCTTCGACACATAGCAGACCTTTCCACCTTTTTCATCATAGAATACAAAATCTTTTTCTTTGCCTCTCTGCACTGCGGCAAATTCAGCTCCCATTGCCCGGAAGCGTCTGGCGGCGCCCACATACATCTTGGCATATACATCTTCCAGGAAGATTTTTATTATCCTTGCAATATCCGGAGTAAATACCTCATCTTCCCTGTAATACGGGCACTCTTTCTGTGGATCTACCAGCGGAGCCATCTTTACTGATTTCTGTTTTTTTCCGTATTTTTCTATCAAGGTTTCTGCCAACTGCTGCCAGGTGATCAACTTTTCCTCATCACTGTCCGGATTAAAAAGAATTCCATCCTTTTTCCCCTGATAATTCAGATGTCCATTTCTGATCCGAACACCATCATACAGGGTGCTAAGCATGTAAATTGACATATTCTTATCTCGCTTCTGGATCCGTTCTGTCGTGTACCGCTTCAAACTCTCAAAAAATCTGTCAATCTGAACGTCCACATCAATTACCGTGTCATCTTCCGGCGGACGATATTTCCCGGTTGCTTCTGCCAGCGTAAGCTGTCCTTGAATCTGGCGGTTTAGCTCCTGTTTTTCTTTCAACGTCTTTACTTCCGGAAGTGTAATTGCTCCATTCTTCTGATATAGTTCCAGAGCCTCTTTCTGGTGATTCTCATCCAGATCGGTCAGCTCCCTGGCCACGGATATATTTATCTTCGCATTCTTAAACTCCTGCATAAGCTCAGGGCTCAGCTTTTTCTGAATTGCATGATATCTTTCCAGCTGAGTCCCGGATGTTCCAAGTGTTGCCTGGACCATTTTCCTTGTGGTTCCCTGCAGATCGACCAAATCCCGGAGCTCTTTAATCACTTCCTCCGTGATAAGGGCTTCCTTCATTTTCTCCCAGTCGGTTTTCTCCCGGAACCGGTTTGCCTGGATGATTCCCAGCTTATTAAGCAGCTGTTCCACTTTTTCATCTTTATCTTCTGGAAGCTTCTCCGTGTTCAGCGTCACTTTGGTATATTTACAATTAATCTTCCGGAACTCTTCATGCCCCTCTTCTACAAGCATTCTGCAGCACATTGTACGGCAGTGTCCGGATATGATCCTGTCTTTACCATTCACATCCTCAATCAGAACATCCTGCATTACACCAAACAAAAGAATTGAGTTTTTCAGTCCCTGTAGTCGCTCTGGATCTGTAGAATAGAAATTCTCCTTGGATGGTTCTAGTTCAAAAACATCACGATACACTGTATCACTGATATTCTCAGTCTCCACGGGCTTTCGGTTGTTCACCATATCTGCCAGATTAAATGCCATCAGGCTTCCCTCCCTTCCGTCCATTTATCCATCATGATTCCTGCTGCCACCAGATACTCTTTTACCAGGCGTTTGTAATCTTTTGCAGCCAAAGAGCGCGGAGAATACAACGGAATAGGCTTTCTTGCATATGTACATTCAGACACTTTCCTGGAATAACGGATTCTTGTACTGAGCATAGGATATCCTGCTGCCTGTATCAGATCTGCTCCCTGTTCCTGTGCCAGATTGTTTTTGTCATACTTTGTGATAAAGATCCAGTAATTCTTCAGATCTTTGTTCAATTCCTCTTTTGTGTATCCGATCTGATTCACCAGCTCCGGAAGCCCTTCTGTGGTATTATCATCAATTTCCACTGGAATCAGAACATCATCACAGGCTGTCAGCGCATTAATTGTGGATATATTAATATCCGGTGCATTATCGATTATGCAAAAATCATACTGCTCCGCCACGCATGCCAGTGCATTTTTGATTCGGAACTGCTGCGGCCGCGTCTGATCAAACATCACTTCCTGGTTTGCCATCAACAGACGCATATTCGCCGGCAATACATCCAGATTGTAATATGCCGTGTGTCTGATCAGCTTTCCCATCCAGTCTTCCGGATGTCTGGCAGTCATAATCCGGTCAATACCTTCTCCATCCTGTGTGCGGCAATTCAATCCTCTGGAAGCGTCCCCCTGTTTATCGTTGTCCACCAGGAGGACTCGGTTTCCCTGCTCCGCCAAAATATAGGCGAAGCTATTGGATGTAATTGTTTTGGCTACACCGCCTTTTAAATTGATTACTGCTATCGTCCTCATACTTTTCCTCTTTTCATCTTTTTATGGTTTTACGGCTCCGTCTATTTCTTTGCTTTCGGTCGGCTTTTTCCATCCACTCCGGCTTTCCACCTTCCGGCTCATCATCAAAATAGATCTCGCCATCATCCCCTCTGTAGTAGTGGAAGTTCATACCAGCTCTTGTTATTGTTCCTATGTATGTCATTGTCCTGGGATCCTGTTCCGGACGCAGACTCCATCCTTTTCCCCAAAGTTCAGCTATCTCCATGCTTTATCATCTCCTCCTGGAGCCACTGTGAATATGAATGTGTACCGGCTGATGAAGAAACCTCCAGTTTAAGTCTGTTGACAGGCTCATAAACCTTTCTCCACTCGTCCGCATTCTTGATCTCGTTTCCCTTCGTATCTTTGAAGTCAACTGCTGCCAGATCTGATATTCTCAGAACTCTGGATGCCACGAAGGTATCTTTCGTGTGTATACAGATCTCACAGGAAGAATGAAATCTTGCCAGTGCCTCCGCAAGCGCCTGCAGGTTGCACTGATGATATGTGCTTACCACACATCCAAATCCTTCCCTGGTCACGATCTGTCCATGATACATGATTTCAATCACGTATCCATATTTTCTCTGTATACATGCCTGGCACTGTTTATCCGTCTCCAGGTAAATGTTCACCTTCATGGTTCTAATCCTCTTCTCTTTAAATTCGTCTATTCAACTTGATCATGGTGTACCTGCGGTATTTATATCCGGTTACTGGGTTAATGCCTTCAAAGAATTCTGCTATGTAATAACCTTTTTTCATTTTTATGTCTTTTTGCCAGCGCACCAGTTTCTTTTTCTTAGGATCTGGAAGCGGCATATTTCTTGAATGACTGTAACTTGCTTCTTTGATTTTTGGTTTTGCAAGGGTTCCATCCTGTTTTACTTCTCTGGTTTTTTCATCCTTAGTGAGGTATGCGGCCAGCCTTCCAAAATCTTCCTCTGGGCATTTGCTCTTTTTTATTCTCATTATGTAAACTCCACCATGCGGCCATGCCCTTTCAATTAAGCTGGCTGTAGTTCCAATATCATTTATAATAAAATGAATGTGCCAGGCTCCTTTTGTTCCTCTTTCGATATTGCGGATCCAGTAAAGTTTCTTTCCCGCCTTCTCATATATTTTTTTTATTTTCCCCATTGCATCTCGGAAATGTTTTTGAGCTGTTTGTATATCTGGAGGACGGTTTTCTGGTTTATATGTGTATGTGGCCCATATATCACCAGGAGAAAAATATTCCATTGCCAGAAGTCTTACCTTTTTGATTTTGTTCCAATGATTTATCCTGTATATATCTTCTGGTGTTAACTTTCTCTTTGGCTGTCTTTTCTTTCCGGGTGCTCCATACTTTCCGTCATGGTTCTCTTCCACATACAATATATCCTCATCCCGTAAATGCCAGGTTTTTCGCAGTGTTCCCATACCATTTGCCTCATAACTTTAATATCTTTATCAAGTGCTAAACAGGGGAATTTCACCCCTTATTTTTCTTACATTCTTGACTTTTTAGTGGCCCAATGATATTATGTAATTGGTTGATTACATATGGACCTGAGTCGATG